GTATATCCGCTATTGTTTGTGTATTTAGTACAATTTATTCTTTTAATATTTACAATTACTCCATTGATAATTTTTTCAGTTGCATTAAAACCTGAAGCATTGTATTTTACAGTTCCATTTAATATGCTTGGAATTTGTACTGCAATGTTTTTAGGTGCATACATTGTATAAATTTTTTCACCTGTGTTTGTAGTGCCTAATTGACTATAGTTAGAAATTGCTGGAAATTCTGATGAACTCATTGAAGGATTTGCAGCTTCATAAAATGTGCCATAACCATCAAAGCCATTGTGATCTTCATTATAGGTGCTTCCAATTTGTGTTCCACCTGCATTAACTTCAGGATAAAACTTCAAAGCTAAATCAACATCAAAAACTGGCAAAGGACTATAGTCGGTTCCATTCCAAGTTATATCTAAATAATCCCTTGCTAATTCAGACCATTCAAAAAGAACTGGTACATTTTGTGTAGCATCTTTTATTATTGTATAAACTATACTATTAGCAACACTTAATTCTAATTTAGCAGATTTAACTGATGAACTTGATGATGTTTGTGTTATATATTGTGGGGATCTAATTAATCGATTTGCCATTGTTTATTTTTTTGTTCCTAATATTATTGCTTGTTCAATATCTAATAAATAAGCATTTGTCAATTCTGGTGTTAATCTTTTAAATGCCTGTTCAAATGGTTTTGTAAAAAACATTGTAGGTTTTAAACCTCTGTTATAAATGTTTCTGGCAATTACATATCCCATACTTTTATAATTTCCTTTTGCAAATTTACCAGTTGATCCTTGTCTAAACCTTATGTTTTTAGATTTTGCAAACACAGACATCTTTAAAGCAAACTTATTAAACGTACCCCTCATTGAACCAGATCCAAATTTAAATTGTGAATTAGGTGCTTGTTGTCCTTTTATTTTTGCATTAGGTGATACCTTGCTTGGATCTTTTCCTTTAACACCTTGATCCACAAAATCACCATAATTTTCCATTAAAAAATCTAATAGAAAAATATCTTTTTCACTGTCTAATTTATATTTAATAGAATTATATAAAGCACCATTTCCTTTTTTATCTTTTGTTAAATTGCTTTTTGATTGTTGCACAACATATTTGCCAAAATCATTTAATATTTTATTTACTTTTAAAAAGTCCATTAGCAGATGGTTATATCATTGTAAATTAATAAATCAAAAGTTGCGGTCATTCCAGCTAATTCATTATCAAAACGATCATAAAACAATTCAATTCCAGGATTGCCATCAAGTTGATATTTATCGACAAATAAAGTGCCACCACGCATTATTTGGATTAGCTTATTAACCACAGCAAGTTGTGTGTTTAAAATATCTTGTAAATCATTATTACCTTCAAATTGATCTACAGTTATTGTTTTAGATTGGTGAACAATATCCATTGCAATTACAGACATATTAAATCTTAGCACACCATCTTCTTGTGAAATGCTATTTACTAAAATATGGCATAACGGAAAAATAGTTTGCTTTTGTAAATCGACATCGCTAATATCACCAGTTGTTACAGTATTAACATTTTTGTCTGTTAGAAGCTGTGATTTTATTGTTTCTGTGGCTTGGTAAAATGCCCTTGATCCTTGTTGACTCATTTAAATTTTTTTTTCATTTCAATACTTTCTAATTCATTTTTTTCCTTCATAAATGTTAAATGTGATAAACACAAATGAATATTTAATTTAGTGATATTTTCAAATCGTGTAAGATCGAATTGAGCGATTGCCGCCAGAGATTGATACCATCCCCATTTTTTTGCAAATCCAGATCTGGCACTTGTTGTATCCCCTCCTTGTCCAAATAATCCAGAATACTGGTCGCACAATCGTTCCCTAAACGATAAAAAAAAAATACAGATGAAAGGACTGCATCCATTGGCATTTCAATTAAGCTTTCTTTTAATTCAGTATTATAATCTTCTATTAAATATTTTTTTCCTTGTTTTTGTTTTATTGGTCTGTATAAGACATTCATCGCTAAATGTATGTTTTGCCAATCACCAAGATATGTATCAAGATCTATATATTCACCAAAACTCAAATCTGATAAATTTGGAATAAATCCATATTCAACATTATTTAATTTAAAGCTTTTTACCAGCTCTGGTTTGGAATCAAACATAAGATTTAATACAGATGTAATCCTTTCAACATCATTATACTTAATTCTTAAAACATCAATTGCTTTTATACCACAAAATATTTCAATCATTTTTTGTTGCAGAAAAAACGTACCTTCATTTTTTTCTTGAATCTTTACAAACTTTTGATATTGTTTTAAACTGATTTCGTTTAAATTATCTGGAACTATTATTTCGCCTTTCATTATTTATATAACGTATTTAATTAGTGATTTTATAGCACAAAAAAAGGTGCTTATTTCTAAACACCTAATTTAAACAAACAAACTATCTTTTACAACTGACTTGCTACATAACAATTATAAGAACAATGCCCTTGCTTGTGTATTGGTTTTCCACATTCATCGCACTCGTGTTGTGGTTCATCTTCTGGTAATGTTGTATATGTCCAATGATTACTCATTAAGTGCAGTTTGATATGCTTTCATTGCTAATTCGTTTTGAGCAATTTCCATATCCTTTATTTTTGTATTTAAATAATCAATCATATTTTTTGGAACTACTTTTTTTTGTTCTATTAATGATTCAATGTAAATCTGTAACGATTCTATTGCTATTTGTATTGTTATTATATTCATATATCGTATTCTTTTAAATCTTCTTTAATTAAATCTAATTCAATTACAGCTTGATTTCTTTGTTCCCTGTAATCACTGTTAGCTAATTTACAAGCTTCTAATGTGTTTTGTAAAGTACAACCATATATTGCTATGTTTATAAATGATTGTTGAACAGCAAGAAGTTCTTTGTTTGTAGGTTTACTTTTTACCCACTTGTTTACTAATGTGCTAACTAATGTTACATCATTAGCATATTTCATATCCTTTATGTTTTCAATTTTATTCATTTAATATTATATTATTATTTAGGTGTTCAACATAATCTGCAATCATTAATGTCTTTTCTTTATTTGTTTTGGCATTAATTTTGAATCTTAAATATTTGTGTGTTGTTTTTTGTGGCCATAATATGTCTTTAATTAATTGTCCTATATTTTTCATATTCTAATTGTTAGTACTATTGTTAGTATTAAAGCTACTAAATAAAAACTTATTAGCCATTTCCAATTGTTGGGGTTTTGTTTTAAGAATTTCTTTATCATATTTTTTTTGTCTTTTTATCTTATTTAAATTATGTTCAAATTTGTTTCTATTATACGACATAAGGTAATATAAAATGATTATACGATTGATATATTATATCAGCAGATGCAAATAAAAATACTATTGCAAATGTGATACAAAATGCTATTACACAAAAGCCAATTAAACCACCTGAGCAAAATCTTATAAAATCTATTATTTTTTGTTTTTCCATATAGCTAATATACAATAAATAATTGGATTATTAACAAAAAATTTAATAATTCTTTTTAGGATTGTTTTGTTCTTCTGAAAAGTTAATTTTGAAACAAGTGCGACAATACCACATCCATCCATTTTGTGCAGAACCAATAAACACCATTGACTTCAAACATTGTTTACAATTCATCTAATATAGTATTTTCCACGATTAGGATTTTGGAGCTGATAAGTTACAGCATATCGTATTGCATCAATTAAATGATTCCATTTGTCTTGTGGTGTTTTTGATTTCTTTTCCAACCAGGAATAGTTGTTTAGTTCTTTTATTAGATTAATACTATTAGGTTCGATAATTAAATCATAATCTTGTAATAAACTAATTCCATAAGTTATAGATCCTTGACCTTTTATAGCTGGTTTTAAATTACATCCTTTAGCTTTTATTTCTGATATTAATCTTGGTTCTGCACTATCACCTACTATTAAAGCATTTCCAGCGTGTCTAATGTTTAAATCTAAAATTTGTGATGTCGTTAATCCTTTAAGATAAAAACATTCTTTTAAATAGATAATCTTATTTACTGAATCAATATTGGTTTCTATAAGCGTTGAACTGTCTGCGGCAAATCCATAATCTTGGCCAAACACAGAAACACCTACTTTTTTAAATTGACCTATTTTCCAATTAGTAAATATTACACCTTCTGCTTTATCCAGCCAACCACCAAGCATTTGATGTTTATATTTATCTGGTCTCCTTATTTTAATGTTTTCAATTTGTTCTAAATAGCTTTTAGATAAGTTTTCTAAGTTGTCTAAATAAGTTGTGTGGATATATGTAACATTATCTTTGGTTGTGTTAGAACCTTCTTGAACACCTTTGTCCTGGAAAAATCTATTGTATATCCAATTGTCTTTTGTTACTGGATTAAGAATTAAGATTACCCTGTTCTGTTGGTTCATCTGTCTTACAGATAAATCTATTTTATCAAATGTATCTTCATTAGTTAGTTCTTCTGCTTCATCTAATACAAAGGTTGTAACACCTTGTAATGACTTTAGATTAGCTGTTTGATCCCCACTTGATGTTTTGATACCTTTAAATATTATCTTAGAACCAGAAAGCTTATTTCTTATTTCATCTTTAGTTATATAGAAATCATTAAAGATGTCTAACATTTCAAGCTTTTCAATAAACTCTGGTATTATAGAAACATATGCAGAAGCTAATGTGTATCTTGTAAATAGTATTGTGTGTCCAGCTTCGTATGTAAGCAGCACTAAAAGAAGATTAATACTAAAAGATTTACCAGATCCACGACCACCAGTAATTATAAAGTATCTTGCATCTGAATTGCCAAGTGGTGAATATTTCTTATTGATGTTTATCTTCTTATCGAAGTCAATCACTTAAAGTTGATTAGATCCTTAAAGTTTATGTTAAAGCCATCTACAGCAGAAACATCAATTGATTCTTTTGGTTTACCATAACGATAACCAAAGTACAAGTTCATTGCCCTACTATCACCTTTTAGAACCATTTCACCAAGCTTAGATATTACCTTTTCATTGTCAATTAAAGAATCTAATTTTTCAATTAATTTTTCTTCTTCAATCTTCTTAGGTCGACCAGCTCCAGATCTGGCACCACCATTGTTTTGTCTTTTATCCATAATTGAAATTTTATTGTTTATTCAATCTTTATATATAACGAAATTATTAATCAAAATTATATTTATAGTTATGCCTTTCAACTTCAATCTTTTGATTTGCGAAACAGTTCATGCCATTTATATGGCTGTCTGTAGGAACAAAGTAATTCCATTTTTTTAATGAAGCTATATAGTAGAAGAAGAAAGCAGCTCTTTTGTGTGTGTTTTTTTCATAGATTACAGTTGCAGTATGATCACTTGTAGGAATTATTTCTTGAACTATAAATGTTTCATTATTAAAATTGTTTGTTCTGTCTTTATTAGAATATCTTTTGCAGACAATCTCTGTAAATGTTTTTAATTCTTTAGCT